GAGAGCGAGAGGCTTTGGCAACGGTTGTTGCATATGTCCTGAAGCTAGGACCCTTAGCTTATCAAGATCCAAACAAGTTTGGCGATAATGCAGAACCGTGGTGCCAAGAAGGGCAGTGGGTGTGTATTGGTCGTTATGCAGGCTCCAGATTTAAAATAGATGGCGGAGAAGTTCGCATCATCAATGATGACGAGGTTATCGCTACTATTCTGGAACCCGATGACGTTAAACAGGTTTAGGAGCTTATGATGGCTGAAGCACAAGCAGTTGAAGAAGAAAACGTAGAAGTCACAGTAGATGACAGTAAAAAAGCCGTTGTTTCAGAGACAGAAACAATATCTACGGCGCAAGAAGAAGCTCCTGTAGTTGAGACAGAGGCTTCCGAAGAGGAACTTGACACCTACAGCAAGGGTGTACAGAAAAGAATCAAGAAGCTAACGGAGAAGTATCGTTATGCGGAGCGGGATAAAGAAGAAGCCGCTCGAGTCGCTCAAGTTCTTAAAGATGAGAACGAGTCATTAAAAGCCAAACTTACAAACCTTGATACTGGTTATTTGAATGAGTACGGCACTCGTATTGAGTCTCAGCTAACGACTGCGAAGCAAGCCTATCGTGACGCTCATGAGCGCGGCGATGTTGATGCTATGTTTTCTGCACAACAAGCCTTGTCTAAGATTTCTATTGAGGAAGAGCGATTCCGTTTAGCAAAACAACGTCAGGAACAGCCTGCCGCACAACCAGTGCAACAAGAACCAGTGCAGCAACAGGCGGCACAGCCTGCCGCCGCACCTGATCCGAAAGCGGAAAAGTGGGCAGAGAAAAATTCTTGGTTTGGGGATGATGAAATCATGACTCAAGCCGCATTTGTTGTTCATAATAACCTTGTCAACGAAGAAGGGTTTGACCCGAACAGCGATGAGTACTATAGTGAACTTGACAACCGGATAAAAAATAAGTTTCCAAATGAGTTCGGTGGTCAGAAAAACGGAGGAGGTACAAGGGTCGCCTCGGCTAATACCTCCGCATCCCGCAGTGCAAAACAGGGGCGCAGGACCGTCAAGTTGTCTCCGTCACAAGTGACTATGGCAAAAAAACTTGGAGTTCCTCTTGAAGAATACGCTAAGTATGTAAAGGACTAGCCATGAGTGACACAAGACAATCTCGGTCTACCGAAACCCGCGAAAAGACATCGCGCAGAAAGCCTTGGGCACCGCCCAGCCGCCTAGAAGCACCTAAAGCTCCCGATGGATATAGACATCGTTGGATCAGAACTGCTACCAGAGGTGATGAAGACAAAATGAACGTCCATGCGAAACTTCGTGAGGGATGGGAACCTGTCAGAGCTGATGAGTTTAGTAGTAATGATTTTGCAGTCATTGACGAAGGAAGTCATGCTGGTGTGATTGGAAATGGTGGGTTAATGTTAGCCCGAATACCTGAAGAGACAGCGCAGGAACGAACCGAATATTACCGTGGACGGACACGCGAACAAATGACTGCTGTGGATCAGGACTTAATGAAGGAACAACATCCTTCGATGCCTATCAGTAATGAAAGGCAAAGTCGTGTAAGTTTTGGAGGTCGATCAGACAACTCCAAGTAAACCATAGTGAGATAAGGAGTATTTTCTCATGCCAAATATCAATGGAGCCTTCGGTCTAAGACCGCATGGCATATTGGGTTCAGCACCTAATTCCACTGGTACGACTGAGTATCGCATTGCGTCCGACAACTCAAATCCAATCTTCCAAGGCATGGCGGTTATTCCGTTAGCTGGTGGAGTGATTGATGATCTACAAGCCGCCGCTGGTGGTAACGTAGCTATCGCGGGTGTGTTTAACGGATGTGAGTACGTCAGTTCTACTACTGGAGAAACAATTCGTTCAAACTTCTGGCCTGGCTCTGGCGCGGACTCTAACTTCCCCGTTAAGGCTTTCTTGTATGACAACCCAGCACAATTGTTTACCATCGCTACATCAAACGTAGTTTCTGCCGCTAATACAGAAGCAGAAGTTCGTGCAGCGGTGTTTGCAAACATTGCGTTCGCAACTGGTAACAGCGGTTCGACTACAACTGGTATCTCTGCTGCAACAGCAGACTTGAATACTATCGCCACCACCAACACTTTAGCTCTGCGTATCATGGGTATCCTTGATGACCCAAGAAACAATGACTTTACTGCTGCTGGTATTCCATTAATTGTTCGTATAAACAACCACTTCAATGCGCCGACAGGCTCCATTGCTGCTGGTACTGTTTCTACAACTGGCGTATAAGGAGGCTTGATCAATGGCTATTTCTCGCGCACAACTAGCGAAAGAACTGGAACCAGGCCTCAATGCTCTATTTGGAATGGAGTATACAAGGTACGAGAACCAGCATTCGGAAATCTTCACCACTGAGTCTTCAGATCGTGCATTTGAAGAAGAGGTAATGCTTTCAGGCTTTGGAGCCGCCCCGACTAAGTCGGAAGGTTCTTCCATTAGTTTTGATGATGCCAACGAAGCATACACCGCTCGGTACAACCATGAAACCATTGCACTTGCATTTTCAATCACTGAAGAAGCAGTTGAGGACAATCTCTATGATCGTCTTTCATCTCGCTACACTCGTGCTCTTGCTCGTTCAATGGCTCACACAAAGCAGGTTAAAGCAGCTAGCATTCTAAACAATGCGTTTACGGCTGGTGCATCTGCTGGTGGTGATGGTGTTGCACTTTGTGATGCTTCACACCCGTTGACTAACGGTGGCACATTCAACAACGAGCCTAGCACTGCTGCTGATTTGAACGAAACCTCACTTGAGGACGCTCTTATTAGCATCGCTGGATTTGTTGATGAGCGTGGCTTGAAAGTTGCTCTCCGTGGTATGAAACTCATTGTGCCTCGTCAACTGCAATTCATTGCAGAGCGTTTGATGGTATCAAACCTCCGTGTTGGAACCGCAGACAATGACGTTAACGCAGTACGGTCTATGGGAATGTTGCCTGATGGTTATGCCGTCAACGACTTCCTTACAGACACTGACGCATTCTTCGTTATGACTGACGCACCTCGTGGTTTCGTTCATTTTGAGCGGGTTCCTCTGTCAACACAGATGGAAGCAGACTTCGACACTGGTAACATGCGTTTCAAGGCTCGTGAGCGTTACAGCTTCGGCTTCTCTGATCCTCGTGCGATTTTTGGATCACCAGGCGCATAAGTAATTCCTTTCTAGAGGAATCTAAAGGGCGGCTTTTTAGTCGCCCTTTTTTATGCTAAGATGTTCTCATATCTTACGCATTGTTGAGATATATCTTCCTCCCTTAACTAAGAGTCGTATTTATTGCGGCTCTTCTTTTTTTGGTGTATGGTATTTTTACCCTGACAGTCACATTGGGTGACTGACACTAGCCACGACAGGAGATACTTAAATGGCTACTACTACTTTCACCGGAGCAGTTCGTTCCGAAAACGGCTTTAAAGTTGTTTCTAAAAACTCCACAACAGGTGCCTTTACCGATGTTGCAACAATTGCATCAACTGGAGTTGTAACTAATAAGTTTGCAAAACACGTTGGCTTTGCCACTGGTGTTACTGTGAATACAACAGCGGGTGACAGTCCAACTATTGGTGAGTTCACACAACCAGCAAATACAATCATCACTGACATTAAAATCTTTTGTGACGTTGCTCCAGTCATTGGAACAGGCGATATTGGTTACGAAGTTGGTACTTCTTCTTCTGGCGCACAAATTGTTGCGGCGGTTACTGATGAAATCCTTGACGGCGGAACCACAGTCGTAGTGCATAACGTGACCACGACTACTTTGGTCGCTCAAACGCAGAGTGGAACAACAGCCCCAGCTTCTGTACAATACACCGACACAGAAAGAACTATTTACTGTAACATCACAAACACTGTAGATGCCACAACAGCAGGTTCTTTCACATTCATCATCGAGTACGTTCAAATTGCGTAGTTGATTGATTTAGGAGATTGATATGGCAGACGCTGTAACATCGCAAACACTTACTGATAACCCGAAAACGGCAATATTTAAATTTACTAATATTTCGGATGGTTCAGGTGAGAGTGCCGTTAAAAAAATTGATGTATCTGCACTGTCTGCAAGTATAGATGGCAGTACATGTACCAGAGCTACTATAGAAAAAATTTGGTGGCAGTGTAATGGTATGAAAGTTAAAATTCTGTTTGATGCTACGACAGATGACTTTTGTATTGAATTAGGCGAAAACCAAAGTGGACATCATGATTACACCTCTTTTGGAGGATTACCAAATCCTGCAAGTTCTGGTGTGACCGGAGATATCATGTTTACAACGGTGGGTCATACTTCTGCTGATACATACACTATCATTATGCAAGTGCAGAAGAGCTATTAACAATGGCTCGTAAGGCAGACAAGCAGCCTCCGAAGACAAAAAAGTATTACCGCTCCACGAAAAGTGGGGCGGGAATGACAAAGGCTGGTGTTGCCAAATATAAGAGAGACAATCCAGGCAGTAAGTTAAAAACCGCTGTTACGGGCAAAGTTAAAAAGGGCAGTGCAGCAGCTAAACGGCGTAAGTCATTTTGCGCTAGATCCGCTGGTCAGATGAAGAAGTTTCCAAAGGCGGCGAAGAATCCAAATTCACGGTTGCGTCAAGCAAGGCGGAGGTGGAAATGTTAAGCTCTCAGTTTATAGCAGGAACCATCTTTGTTGCGTTTGTGGGTGCGTGTGTCACGGGACTCACATGGATATCATCAACTCTCATTGAGGTTGATAAGAATGTAGCGGTCATGGCTATGAAGATGGATGCTAACAACGAAAAGGTAAGTCAGCTTCATGACATGATCAGACCCATGTGGGAGGAGTTTACGGGAAGGACATACGATGGCAATCTCGCGCAGATCAATTCCTCAACAGATCTCAAAACCACCATCAAGTAGGAGTTCTAAAATGAAGGGCGTTAAACATTATAAGAGAGATGGCACATTATTTACTGGTGGCACTCACAAGATGGCTAACGGAGTTCTCCATACAGGCAAGACTCATACGAGAACTTCGCAAAAGTTGTTTCATTTTAAAGATCTGAGTGCAAAAGCTAAACAAAAGGCGAAGGCATAATGGCAAAAGATGCATGTTATAAAAAAGTTAAAGCAAGATATAAAGTTTTTCCGTCAGCGTATGCTAGCGGAGCAATTGCTAAGTGCCGAAAAGTTGGAGCCAAAAACTGGGGCACTGGAGGAAAGAGTAAAAGCTCTAAAAGAAAGAGTGGCTCTAGCAAAAGAAAAGGTAAGACTTTCTAATGAAACAAACAAAGCCAAAACGGAAGTTTAGAGGTAAGTCTATTCCGGGAACGGCAGTGGCTAGAGGTTGTGGCAAGGTTTTACCTAGGCGGCGTAAAAGAACTAAAGGTGCAGTGGAGCAATCCTGATGGCAGTTCGTAAAACAAAAAAAGGCGCGGCACTCAAGAGATGGTTCAAAGAGGACTGGAAAGATGTCCGCACGGGGAAGCCCTGCGGAAGAAAGAAGGGTGAGAAACGTGGTGTCCCTTATTGTCGCCCGTCTAAGCGGGTGTCTAGTAAAACCCCCAAAACGTCAAGCGAATTGTCCGCAAGCGAAAAAAAGAGTAGAATATCTCAGAAAAAGCGTTTGGGACAACCTGCGGGTAAACCCCGCCGCGTTAAATCGGTTAGGAGAAAAAAGTAATGTATGGAAAAAAGAAAGCCAAGAAGTCCAAAACGGGCTACGAAGATGGCGGTTTGGTAAGTCCACGCAAAGCTATGGCAATGGGCTACCAGATGGGTGGCAATGTAGATGTGAAAAGAGCGCAGTTATTTGCCGAGAATCTTGGAAATATGATGCAGGGTTCTGTACCAACGCGGAAACCTAGAGGTCGCATGTAATGGCAACTTCTGGTTCAAGAGATTTTGATATTGACGTAGGTGAGATCATCGAGGAGTCATATGAACGATGTGGACTAGAGGTTCGCACGGGTTATGATGCTAGGACAGCTCGTAGGTCTTTAAACCTGATGTTTGCTGATTGGGCAAATCGTGGACTAAATCTTTGGACTGTTACCGCTGGAACCCAGGCTTTAACCTCTGGAACAGCCTCATATACTTTAACAAGTAATATTGCCGATTTACTAGAAGTTGTAGTTAGAAACACAAGTAACGTAGATTTACCTTTGACCAAAATTTCTAGGGGTGATTATTTAAATCTTACTAATAAAACTACTTCTGGAAGACCTACTCAATACTTTTTTGATAGACAAACCACTCCAGTACTTACTTTGTGGCCTACACCTAATGATTCTACAGAAACATTAGTTTATTATTTTGTAAATCGTATTCAAGACGCAGATACCTTACAAAATACAACAGATGCACCTTTTCGGTTCTTACCATGCATGGTAGCTGGTCTATCTTACTATATAGCTTTAAAAAAAGCTCCAGAACGGGTTCAATTATTGAAAACTGTGTACGAAGAAGAGTTTCAACGTGCGGCAGATGAAGATGAGGATAGAATATCTTTGAAATTGCAGCCTAGTATTTCATATTTGAGGGTATAATGGCGAGATACGCTTCTGGAAAAGATGCCTATGGTATATCAGATCGTTCCGGCTTTCGTTATCGTCTTAAAGATATGCGTAAGGAATGGAACGGTCTGCTTGTTGGGGTGGATGAGTTTGAGTCTAAACATCCACAACTACAACCAAGTAGAGTCGTTGCAGATGCTCAAGCGTTGCGTAATCCACGACCTGATAGATCAGAAAATTCTGATATAAAAGTTACTTTTCCTATTTTTAATTTATCTACGCTTAAATTTGAGCCTCTAATTACGCCTGCTAAAGGACTTATAGGCACAGTCACTTTTGGCGGGGATGTTGTAACCCCTACTGATGCCAATGTTACAGGCGTTAGCGCAACAGGTTCTGTAGGCACTGTTACGGCCACTGGAACAGGCACCAGTATAGCTGCTACATATACCGTTACAGTTGCTTCTTATCTTGGATCTAATAAGTATTACATTAATGGTGCTAGACAAGCTACGGTTAATCTTTCAGAAGGTAGCACATATAGATTTGATCAATCTGACAGTAGCAATTCTGGTCATCCTTTAAGGCTATCAACGACTTCTGGTGGGACACATAGTGGTGGCTCTCAATATACAACGGGAGTAACCACTAACGGTACTCCTGGATCTTCAGGGGCATATACTCAAATAACAGTAGCCTCTGGAGCACCAACACTGTATTACTATTGCACAAACCATAGTGGTATGGGCGGACAGGCGAATACACCATGAGCTATACATACACTACATTAAAAACGGCGATTAAAGATTACACAGAGAATCAAGAGACTACTTTTGTGACTCATTTAGTTGATTTTATTAAGACCACAGAAGAACGAATCTTTAAAAGTGTTGATTTAGACTTTTTTCGCAAAAATGTAAACGGAACCACCACTAATGGTAACCAATTTCTAGCCGTACCTACGGATTATTTAGCATCTTTTAGTCTTTCTATTGAAAATTCTGGCACAAGAGAGTTTTTATTACAAAAAGACGTTAATTTCTTGCAGGAATATAGTCCTAGCACTACAGCAACGGGAACGCCTAAGTATTATGGTTTGTATGACTATCAAAACTTTTTATTGTCCCCAACTCCTGATGCGGCATACACCGCAGAACTTCACTACTACTATCGCCCAGAGAGCCTAACGGATAGTAAGGTTGTTTTGACTGTAAGTAGTGTGAGCGGCACGTTTGTGGATAATGAGACAATTACAGGTGGCACCAGTGGAGCCACTACAACTATTAATGAAGCCTTGACCGCCACTACCTCTAGGATCGTTCT